TAGTGGCAGATGTCAAACGACTGATTACTGTAGCACCTTCAGGCAACAAGCCAATCGATTTGATTGGGTTGATGTCGTTGTTTGCTGTACCAGTACGCAGTACGCTCTTCAACAATACTTCAGCTTGGAATACGTTGCCAGGTGCTACAACCAATTTCAATGGCTGTAAGCGGATCTTCTTCTGGTTGTTATCAACAGCCAGGCGAATCTGGATCAACATTTGCTCAAGAGAGGTTTGTGAGAGGTTTGCTGCAGTTTGCAATACGTTACTTGCTGTACCTACTGCCAATGGGTGAGCAGTGCTGTTTAGAGCAACGCCATCACCACCAGTATAAGCACTGTTAAACGCACGATTCAAAATGTTAGCGCATAACAATTCCTTGGTTTCAACGAGTGATTGTGCTAAGTGCTTAGCATATACTTGACCAATACGGATATGGTCACCGTCTTCAACTAGAACTTTAGTCAAAGCGAATGCCAAGCCGAATACTTGGTAAACATAGCGTTGCAAGAATAACACACCACCTTGTTGATAGGTTACTGGGCTGCCGTCAGGTAACTGAGGCGCTGCACCAAAACCGTAGAGCACTGGCTCTTCATGGTAGTTACGTGGAATACCATCTTGCTCACGGAACACTGTGCTCCATTCGTCAGCTCGTTGGTCATAAACACCGTCAAATGCTTCGTTGAGGATTGGCTCAACTATCGAACGGAAGTCCGTACTTCTCATCGGGGCTGCCATAGTTCAGTCCTCCTTAAATAGCGTTAGAAATAGCAACAAACTGAGGTTTAGATACTTGTACACGTACGATGACGTAAGGATCTCCCCAATTGTTGTTTGGATAAGCAGAAATATCAACAACACGCATTTGACCGTTGTTTCCAGAGCCTACTGCGGTAGAAGCACCGAGTGTGCACTGTGATAAACCAGTAGTGGTTGATCCAGCTGTCAAGTTAGTGAAATTGTACTCATTGCCGATAGCAGTCTGAGCCAAAGGACCATCAGATTGAATCTCATAAACGATTTGTTGATCGTTATAGAAATATGCAACGATGCTGGTGCCTGAGGTGTTAGCTGGCCAATAGTTAGAAACACGACGACGTCCAGTGGTGTCGGTGAATTCTACGCCTTGGAAGCTACCAGAAAATGCTTCGGTACCTGTTACAGGTTGAATAACGCCATTGTTGGCGAGATATTCTACGGGTTGGCCCTTCAAAATATTTGAAGCGAACCCTGATGGGATTCCATTAGCAAGAGCCTGAGCACGTTCCAAACCAGTTGGGAAAAATGCTGGGTTCAAACCAAATGGAGCTGATACTTGTGACATATATGCTCCTTAAAAACAGTTAATGAAAATTTTGGGTTTTGCTTTATTCAAAGCTATTTTGCAAAATCACCATCAAGCGTGATTTTAAAGAACTACCAATTCGGTTCTAAACGTATTGACGTTTAATTTGAAAACATTTTACTCCCTTTTTCAAGGGAGTAAATCCCCTTTTATAAATATTTATTCAAAAAGTGGAGCTTGGCGTGTCATATCAAATTTCATGCCATCGCCTTCAACCATACCAAGATTCTTACCGTTGCTATCTCTAGCATTGAGTAATTGCTCTTGTTGCATAGCTACTTTCTCTTGTTCTTCCATAGGAGCTTCATGGTGTAATTGGGTCATTGCATCTTGATAGATTTCCATTGGGAGTTTAAAGAGCAACATTTCATTGACAGAGATAAAGCCTACATGTTCCCCAGATTTGACCTTTAAATGCTCAAAGCCGGGAACTTCCTCAGCCTTCACGGGGACGTAGCCCATGCTCATACGCTTATGAATTGGATCATAAGAGTTTGTGGTAGACAACCAGCAAAGATGGAAACCAGGGATTTCTGGGGGAATAGGCAAAGCTTCTTGTTGCCATTCATTGCGAAATGCCCGTTTGCGCTCTACAGAGCCTGCCATCATTTCATGAGCAGGTGCTCGAGAAGCATCTTCTCCTGCACGGTTGCTACGGTTTAAGTTTACATTGCGTTTTAGACGATTATCTTCCATTTTTAGCCTCTATTCTTATTAATACGATCAAATTCAACAAAACGTTGGATCATTTTGCGCTTTTTATCGGGGTCATTCCATGCTCCTGCTTCCTTCATTGCCGCCACTCGGTCTGGACTGAGTCTATACTCATTAGATTTTGTGGTGCCAATGCTATCTTTGCCTGAACCAGTCATAACTGATCTAGGTTTTTGTGCACGAGCTACTGGTTGCTCCTTATTTGGCATAAATTTACTAAGCCTTTCGTCTAATTCATCCCAGTAATCTTCAGTTTTAGGGTCGTATCCCTCAGCAGTCAAGCGCTTATCAAGCATTTGAGCAATTTCTGACTCTTCATTACGCCCGTTAGGATCATACCAAGGATTCCTATCCATCCAGTCCGCTGCATAACGTTGGACTGTAGCATCAGGAACTTGGATATTCTTTTGAGGTTGCTGAGTAATTTGCTTAGAAGCTTGCTGCTTTACATTTTGCAGGGACTCTAACTTACGACGTGCATCATAAAGTGCTTCTTCCGCCCGGGATACGCCTTCCCCATCAGCGCGAGATACTGCATCACGCATTTGCATCTTGGAGTATTCCACTTGTACTTGTGCATCTTCAATAGCTTTATCTACTCTGGCAAGTTCAGCGCCAGAAGTTTTATGCTCTAAGGATGCAAGACGTTGGGCTAATTCCTCATTTTGCTTTTTAAGAGCAGAGATTAAATGAGAAGATTCTTTTGTTTTTTCACGATGAATCTGCTTTTTAAGGCGTCGTTCTTCGCGTCTTGCTTGACGAATAGCTTCTCTATCATCATCTACCTCTTCTGCATCAGAAGGTTCTTGATAACCATCATTTGCATCATCTTGTGCCTCGGCATTCTTTACAGTTTGCTCTGCAGGATCGGATTCTTGCATATCTGGAGGTAATGCAATAACTGCACCGCCATCAGATTCTTCATTGACTTGCATTTCTGCTTTATCAGTTGGGTTCATACTTTAAATTTCCTTTCAAAATCAGATGAACGCTAGAACTTTACGCGGGTCTGCAGTAATTGCTCCCAAAAGTTCATGGTCATTAAAAATTGCGAACAAAGCTTTACCATTTAGTCCTTTATCATCGGTGAAGGGCACTTCGAATTTATCACCACCCCACTTGATAATACGTACGTAATCTCCTACTTTTGCCCAAGCTTGTTCTGGCCAAGGCTCCATAGAATCACGTTTGCAAAAGGACAACGGACCAAGGGCAATTACTTTTCCTACTTGGACGTTCCATTTTTCGGTTTCTTTGACTTCTTCAGGTAAGACAATACCTGCGGAGGATACTCGTTCTTTAACTGCTCGAACTTGTACTAATACTCTTGATCCATACGGTTTAAAACCAGGATCTACGTCTGGAAAAGCTTCTGCCAGAGTTTGTTCTACATCTAATGACGTTTCATTAGTCATACTACTCCTTTCAAATAAATGCCCTTCGGCATTTGGTTAATGTGCTTTACAGCACTGGGGTTACAACTCTTTCTCGTTTTGATTTAGCAGCTCATCAATCATATTAAGAACTTCTCCAAGTCCTAGATTGGTGCCTACTAATCTATGGTACGACTCAATATTAATTGCACTACCGTTTGCAAGCGATAGTGCAATCTCTAGTTGTCGTCCTTTAATAACTGCAATAAGGTCTTTAACCATTAACGGCCACGTCCTGCAGATTTCATTGGCTTGCCGATGGCAATCATGATACCTACGCCAGACTTGCCACCTTTTTTCATTGTAGCAATCTTAGTCTTACCTGCATTGGTATCAGGCTTGATTGGGGAGCTTTTGAGGACGCCACCACCTACTGCATACTTGGCAACCTTACCGCCTTTTTTCATTACATTACCTTCAGTAATTCCCATGGCCATCTTTTTGTGGGCATTAATTGCTTCACTCATGCTTCTCTCCTAAATTGTGTTGGATTCTGTTTTGAGCATCAAGAACAGTTTTGAGTTGCTCATGCTCAAGCTGTGCTGCATCTGCTGATAATTCTGCAGATTTAATTCTTTCATTAGTCAAATTGTTTTCAGTATTGATCACTGCATCAAGTTGTAACTTCTGCTGATCATATTGTGCTTCTTGTGCTTGTTTCTGACCTTTAAGTTGTAAATCTGCTTGATCGTATTGTGTCTTACGTTGAGTTTCAGCCATTGCAGTTTGTTGCAATGCTTGGACTTGTAATTGGACATTAGGATCAACAGGAGGCTTAGGCTGGAACTGTTGCATAAGTTGCATCATTTGCTGTACTACTGGCATGACTTCTGGCGCCAACTTCTCTTGAGCATCTTGATGTACATGTTGACCTACTGCAGCAATTAGCTTCTGTGCCTCTAGCATAACAGGCTCAGTCTTGAATACTTCAAGTGGTCTACCGAGGGCAGCACTGCCATAACCTTCAATCTGATTCAAATACCAAAGTGTTAAGTGTTGCTTGATATGCTCAAGTGCTAACGGAGTAAACTGAGGAACAAATATAGGATTAGCACCGTACATTGGGTCCTTAGCGTAACTAATATGAGAAAGTAAGTGTGCGATATGGTCTTGCTGTTGGAATGCGCCTACGGCCGTTCCTAAGCTCATAGACACATTCTCTAAAGCTGGGTTCATGTCTTCTACTTCCTTTTTATCAGGAAGTACGGCATTAATGTCAGGGATCTTAATTTGCTTAAGAATACGTTTCTCAACTTCTAATCTGTTATAAAGATCAGGGTTAGCTTGTGCACGAAGAGCCAAAGTCTGCATTTGGGCATAACGTTGTGACTCTGCAAAGATATTAGGATCACTTACAGGAATAACGTCAGTGTTACGCTCAAAGTCTTCTTTGGTAATGCCGAGTTCTTCTGCAACGCCATTCTTTGCATAGTCGTCCATGTACCAACGGTTCAGGCGAGCGAGAATCATGAGCATCTTCTTCTGAGACTCATGTAAGCGTGCATGAATTGAGCTAAAGACTACAGCACCTTGTTCAATTAAAGCTTGTGCCGTACCAACTGGCATGTTGTTACTTGCGTCGGCAATCTTCTCTTCGCTTGTCGATACCACCCCCTTAGCTGCTGTGTCTAACCAGCCGAGAAGTTGGAATAGTACTGGACTTGGTTGATTGAACGGTACAGGCATTGCAATCTTCCGTACGTCATCAACCCCAGGTGCACCTTCTATCTCAGAAACCTGGGTCGGTTCAATGACTTGGGATTGT